GATAATATAGAATACTGCGTCTAAAAGTTCTTCAACGCACATATCAATCCAGGAGTCTGTGGGTGTTCCCCATTCCTTTGTATCGGAATTAACAATGATACCATGACCATAGCGCTTCTTGCCAACCTCGAGGCGTTCGATTAATTGCCGCTCAACTGTTTCCATTTCTAATAACAACTAACGCTTCGTCCTTAAGTTTATCCAAGTCTTCTTATAATTTTGAAGTTGTTTCATAGTTGGAGCTTTAGTAAGAATAAAGTTTGATGCAGCATTTCTGTACTGCATGACAAGATTTCTTGGAACATCATTGACATTAATTTGATTCATGATGACTTTCTTTTCAAGGTTACGTACTCTTTCTATTTTCCAATTGCTAACTGCGTCCTTCTTAATCTGATTTATATTCTTCTTAAATGGAAGACCCAATTTATTGAGCTTGCTAGCATTATTTGTGAGTGGTATGCCATTATTATTTAGGTTTTTGTTTTGTAATTTTTTAATTTTCGCTTTGACAGCTTTTACATCATTATCAAGAGAAGGCATATAATTTCCGTATCGGTTCATCCATCGTTTGCCATATAATTTAACCAAATCTTTCTTAATATTATTATCATTCAACCCTCTTTTCTTCGCGACTTGTAAAACTTTATTGGCTTGTTTTTGTTGAGCAACTTCTTTACGGGTTGGTTTGGGTGGTGGTGTCTTTGGTTTTGGTTTTGGGGCTGCCATAGCGTTACGCACTTTTTCAATCTTCTTACAGAGGGTTGCCTTTGTTTCTTTGGGATCAAGTTTGATTTTAAGAATACCCGCAACTCTCAAAAGTTCCGTTTTACTAAATCCAGTACAAGTACTTCTACCAACTTTGAATGTGTTACCCGTGCCAGACAGGGTCACATTCTTATTCTTATTAGTGTTGCGGAAAGTAGCAGTCTTTGTGCCAGACATTTTCTTAATCTTGTCGCAGATCTCTTCTTTTTTAGATGATTTTGTAATACCCACAATACCCAACTTTTTTGCAAAATCTACAAGTTCCGGCTTAGCCATGCGCATACACTGCTTTCCGTCGATTTTGAGAGCTGCGCGTTGATTTGTACTTAATGCGACTATCTTCTTTTTGGTTTTTATTACAGTCTGACGCTTTACCGACTGCTTTTTAGTTAATCTCGTTGGAACTGTAGCTTTAAGAGCAATTTCATCATTTTCATTTAACATTCTTGCAAGTTCCATACCCACATTGTAAGCTTCGAGCATGTCTTCTGGATTTTTAGCCCCAGAAATTTGTATGTTTCCACTCGATGCTAAAATGTATTTGTGACCTTGGTATGTGACATACATGAATGGTGACAATTCGGGATCATATGAAATATCAGAAAATCCATACATTCTATAACTCGCTGCAATTCTCTGCATGCTTCTGAAATCCCCATTTACTCTGAACTGACCACTAAGATTATTGTATTCAAATGGGTTATACAAAAAACTTTGTTTTTCGGAGTACGAATCGACAATAAATCGGCGTATTAACTCGGGTTGTCTCGAAATGTTATCTCCAATAAACCCCCCTGAAAATCTTATCTTACCATTTCTGTAAAAATTAACAGTTGCACCCTTTTTTTCAGATCCATTTGAAATTGTAATTTTAAACTGGACCGTGAAATAATCTTTACCAAGATCACCTTGTTTTCCATATTCCCGTGTGTGTGTGAATCCCGTTACAAATCTTCCGTAAATTCCATTAATTTCTTTTGTTTCTACATAAAGACCCTCCCCAATTGGGGTTCTGGGAAGTGGGGTTTTGAGAAGTATTTTCTTGATATCAATACGAGTTTCGGGATTAAATTGTTTATTTACCGTTGCATTAAACATACCGGGGTTCAATTTACTTACAACAAAACTTACGTTTTTCGATTTGGGAGATGGAACTGGGGTATTTTTACCAAAGTCGATAATATCATTTACATTGTTATTGCTATTGGAGTTATGAACAAATTGTGCAAATTCACCATAATTTTCATTACTCATTATATTTTTTTCCAATCTTGGTGGAAATACTTGAGGTTTTGGTGCAATCCCAAGTTCCATCTCAATTTCTCTCGTAAGAGCGTTATTTGACGCAGTAGTCGAGACAGAACTCGGGCTATTTGTGTTGGGAGTCCTTACCTGTACCCCCGACTGCCTGACGAACTCTCTGAGCTGCTGGCTCATTATTACTATTGGTCGGTATTTTTTTTAGTAATCTTCATTGAAGCCAAGTGATTCCTCGACCACATCAAGACCGTAAATAACCGGTTGTCTTGGGTATGTCCTTCCCTTGTAAGTAACCATCTCATCCCTGACTTCAATATCCCTAGAACTAAATGGACCTGCGTAGAAATCCTGGTTGAATTTGTGTTTCCCAAGGTTATTTGCTTGGCAGTGTGTATTAAACACCTGGACAAACAACTTTTGTGGCACGAATAGATCTTTTCCGAAAATGATATTGGTACTTTCCAAGAAGTTGTGAAGAGTGCTTGCAACCATCGCCACTTGTTTCTGGATTTTCTTGAAGTACTCCGGAACCACATTCCAGATGTCCTTATTTCTATATTTACTTGAGTAATCGAGATATGCCTTCACACACTTCAGTAAAATAATTGGTAATTCACTGTCCAACTTTTCGTCGAGTTGGGGATCTGCATCTCTCACCTGTTTAGCGAAGTTCCATGGTAAAATACGTCGAAGAACTGATCCTGAATTATCTTTCCAATTGGGAACTTCATTACCACCTAAAACACCCGGAACCTTCCATTCAATGGACACGGCGGTCTTATTCTTAACGGCAACCGAAACATCTTCACCCGAAACCATAGATTGAAACTCCGCTTGTTCAAGAGCCAAATCACCTTTCACCTCCGGTGCAATAAACATGAAAGAATCCTTGATCGCTGAAAGTCCAAACTTCTTTTCGATATTATTTGAAAGGGTACCTACATCTTCTGGTTCATAAAATTTTTTAAAAACTTTTGTAATGAGAGTGGATTTACCCGAGCGCGCGATACCTTTGAAGAATGGAATGACTTGCCAACCGTCCAATTCCCCAACATCAAAACAGAGGCGACCACCCATAACATATGCCCAGTGGCATACTTCATCCTCCAACTTTTGGTATTTCAAAATTGAATCAAAATATGGGGTTGGGATATCTTGCCAACGTTCCAAGTGTGAGAAGTCGTCAAACTGTTGATCAAAATACTTGCATGCAATAATAGTTGGATCCAAGCAACGGAATTCTTGACTATCATATGGGTAAAAACAACAATCATAGACACCACGATCTGGAATCCACTCCTTCCCCACAAAGACACCATTTTTGAAGCTCCAAACATGGCGTCTCTTTGTAATCTCTGGGAACTGAGCGTCAATACACTTTGACATGTTATCAATGACATCCCGAAAGACCGTGCCACGACTTGTAAAGTTTTTCCAAGTTGCAAAGTCGTCATCTTTTTGGGCAAGGGAATAAACAAACTGTTCAATGGAGAACTTTGGTTGCCATGCTCGGGTTCTATGCCCTTCTACAGTACGTATTTCTTCGCAACACTGTCCTTTGTATCTTCTATAACCAGACTTGTATGTTTGATCAAGAGAATATAACAGACACTTTTGAAATGGTGTTGAATTTTCAATTTCTTCATCATCCATCGTTGATGGGTCTCCGAGAGCTTTGAATTGTGGTTGTGCGGTTGGGTTATATACTCTTTCAAATGAAAGATAGTGTCGTCTAATATTCTCGTATCCATCACCCACCTGTTTCAAGATATTATTAATTTTAGTCACAACTGTAGCTCCGCTCTCATCCAATTCATTTTTATGCATTTTTAAGTCTCGGGCACGATTTTTCAAATTTATGAGGTATTGTCTGCATCTATCACGACTACCTTTAATCGCATGTAACTCAACTTTAGAGGGATCGAGATTTCCATTTTCATCAAAGTTGATATGATGAATGTACTGTCTGTAGCCCAAATTTCTAGAATCTGTAAAATCATTTGACTTCAAATTCCATACACTTTCCCATTTATCAACTGTGTTTTTAACACCATCTTCTTTCATCGAAAGGATATCTAGTTTATGGAGCTCCGCGAGTGCTTCATACTTATTAGGTTCCTTATCGATGAAATGGGTTTGGTCCATTTCTATGATTTATCTATACACGATTTTTGTTTCTAAGCTTATTTTTGGGATTGCATTTTGGCAAGCATTTTAATTAAGATCTTATTTTGTGTTTCTAATTGGTAACAAAGATTTACTAAAGCTGAACACACGGTATCACCGTCTGGGGTCGCGAGGAGAGAGGACATGAGACTCGCAAGATCCATGCCTTCATCTTCATCTTCTTCGAAGAAATCCCCTTCATCTTCTTCGATATCGCTCGTATAAATTACTTCCTCTTCCTCCTCTTCCGATACAATTTCACCGTCTTCAATTTCATCAACCGATTCTTCTTCCTCAGGGCGTGAGTCCATTTTAATCTACACTGAGAATTTTTGAAATTAGAATTTTCGCACCCGGTGCGATTTCAGCCAGAAAAAAAATCTTGGTATACAGTACAAAAACTCTCACAATGGCCGGTGGTCTCATGCAACTTGTCGCTTACGGCGCCCAAGACGTCTACTTGACTGGTAACCCAAAGGTTACTTTCTTCCAAGCTGTCTACAAGCGTCACACTAACTTCGCGATGGAAAACATCGAACAAACTACTAACGGTACCCCCGGCAACTCAGGCCGTGTGTCCGTGACCATTGCCCGCAACGGTGATTTGGTCGGTGACATGTACATCGAACTCCTCACCAAGGCTGGTATTACCACCAAGACTGGTGCCGCGGATGGTAACTGGGTTGCCGAGCGCGCGCTCGCGTCCGCCGAACTCTCCATCGGTGGCCAACGCATCGACAAGCACTACCAACGCTGGTGGCGTTTGTACTCCGAGCTTTACTTGGATGAATCCAAGAAGGCTGTCTGGGGTAAGATGACCACTGCCGAGGCGGAAAAGACTGTCTATTTGCCACTCATTTTCTTCTTCAACCGCAACCCAGGCTTGTACTTGCCTTTGATTGCCTTGCAATACCACGAAGTCCGCATCGACTTCGACTTGTCCTCCACCTTCGAAACCTACCTCAACACCAGCACTTTCAAGGTCTGGGCGAACTACGTGTACCTCGACACCGAAGAGCGTCGTCGTTTCGCGCAAAAGGGTCACGAATACCTCATCGAGCAAGTGCAACACACCGGCTCTGACACCGTCACTGCCGGTTCTACCACCAACAAGCGCTTGTCCTTCAACCACCCAGTTAAGGAGCTTGTGTGGTGCCTTAACGACCCAGCGACCGCCAACGCGACCACTGCCATGTGGAACTTCACCAAGGCGCCAGCGGCTACGGACATCGTTCTCGATTCCGATGCGTTCGCCGAAGCGTCTGGTAACTGCTACGTGCCAACCACCTTCGCGTCTGGCGTGCCACTTGTGAAGTGCGGTGAAGATGGTTCATCCCGCAAGTTCACTGAAGAGCAAGTTGGTCCATTGACCACCTTCAAGCTCATCCTCAACGGCCAAGATCGATTCAAGGCTCAAAAGGGTAAGTACTTCAACCAAGTGCAAGCGTACAACCACCACTCTGGCTGCCCATACCCAGGTGTGTACAGCTACTCCTTCGCGCTCAAGCCAGAAGAGCACCAACCAACCGGTACTTGCAACTTCTCTCGTATTGATAACGCGCAAGTTGCGGTCGAACTTTCGGATGCGTTGTGCCCCAACACATCTCTCAACATGTTCGCGGTTAACTACAACGTCCTCCGCATCCAATCCGGTATGGGTGGTTTGGCCTTCTCCAACTAAGTTGTTGATGGCTTAAATATATAAAAATTCGATCGCGTAATACAAAATTAAGTTTAAAAGTTGATTAGCACATCATTTTTAAATATAATAATATAGTAAAATGGAACAAGAACCTCGAGGAGCTAGCAAATCGCAACAAACTGGATTTATTATTTTGGCTACTGTGCTCGCAACGAGTATGATTGTCGGGTTTTATATGATAAGAAAAGGGTAATAAACAATAGATACGTTCATTAAATAAGAATGCGAGACATTTATACAGATGGAAGTTGTTTAGGTAACCCAGGACCCGGTGGGTGGGCGGTGGTTGGACCAGACATAAAATTATGCGGTGGAAAACATCATACGACTAATAATGCAATGGAAATGACTGCTGTTATTATGGCAATTCAGGAGTGTTTAAAACGCGGTATTCTTGAGATAAGACTATTCACTGATAGTAATTATGTCAAGAATGGTATAACTTCGTGGATTAAGAATTGGAAAAAAAATGGATGGCGTACATCAACAGGTACTCCGGTAAAAAACCAAGAATTGTGGGTTCAAATTGATTCTCTTTCTCGGCAGATGAAAATTGTGGAATGGCATTGGGTTAAAGCACATAATGGTAATGCCGAGAACGAAGAAGTGGATAAACTTGCGCGAGATTTTGCAAAAAATATATCTCATCGG